ACGAACGTGGAGGTAATGCATCCAGCTACGAACACTACCAGAGACATACATACGAGTGTATCCACCCTGAGGTAGAACAAAACGGGCGACTTCTTTCGCGACGTCACGTTTAAGGAGATCATTGTAACACAGGTCGGCAATATTGTATGCAGACAGCATTGTATTCTGCATGGTGTCCGTCAGTTCTGCGTCATCGGCGATGATGCTGTTCTGGCGGTTCTTGTGATCCTGGACTCGTGCGTCTTCCGGCAAATAATAGAGCGAACCAAACTCGCACAGCATGTCCTTCAGTTCATCGTTGCTTGCATAACGCAATGAGAACTGTTGGAAGCAGAATGAACGGTGACGGAGCATCTGCGTTGCGATTGCCAGCGGAGTGATGACCTCGACGCACATCGATGCCTGCTCGAAGACACTGACGTGGCCATGTTTGATGCAATACTTAAGGAGTCCCTCAAACTTCTCGTTCTCTTGGTTCTTCGGATTGCTCACACGAGCAATGTAGGCGATGTGCTCCTCAGCATCGGGGGTCACCCACACCATGCGGGCACGAGACGAACCCTCGATCATCCAGGGATTTGTATTTTTCATCCCTCATAGCTCCAGGGGGGGACTGCACCGGCGGGATAGCGAATTTTTGCGTGGTGCCACTTATCGGGGACATTACTGAAGTCAGGCGCTCTGCGCTCCAGGGTCAGTTCCTTGCCCTCAATCACATAACCTGCTGCTTGCAGGAAACTCTCAAAGAACCGCAGCATCTGCGGAATATCCGCCTCCGACGAAATAGACATGTCGACTGCTGCCTCTACTGCCCCCTCAGGGGGTTGGTACGAGAGGGTGTAGCGTCCGAACTCAAACATTGTTCCAACTAGGGTTGCAGAGGTATTATAGCGGGGGTAGTCCACGGTAAATCAGAAGTCGAGTGAGATTTCATCGGCAGAGAGACTCTGCGTGTCAACGTTCGCTGCCATCATCTGCATCACCTTGAGAGTGGACACGCAGTCGGCGAAGGCATCGTGCGAGGGCATCCCAGAGAGTTGAGGCAACTTCTGCCACCTGAACCCGTCTTTCTTCTCGTTCCAGTCGCCACACCACTCGGCATAGCGATCCATGCAGCACGAAGAACCGGAGATCTTCGGCAAGTCTTGCTTGTACTTCTTGAAGAGGTGCCACAGGAGTTTCACGTCGAAGTCTGCGTTGTATGCCACGAGGTGCTTGCCGTCGAGGATGAAGGACAGAAACTTCGCAACCTGGGGGAAGGTTGGTTGGTGCTGCACCTGCTCGTTGGTGATCTTGTGGATCTCAATGACTTCGGCACCCATGGGTTGGGCGGGTTTGATCAGCATCGAGATCAGTGGTCGCGCATGAACGTTGATGATAGAGACCTGAACGACCTCAGTCTCAGGGTCCTTGCTCAAAAGTCCCGTGGTCTCAACGTCCACGATGACAGTGCTCTCGTCAGCGAGTCGTTGCGCTGCCCACTCGCTTGCACTGGTCTTGTACTCTTTCAGTGCTTCAGTTGTCGGTTTCATTGTCAGTTGTGTTTGGTTTCTGTGCGTAGTCAGCGCCGATGCGTTCTCGCCACTCGATGATTTTCGAGAAGACTTCAATCAGGTCGGTGGCAAACCCTTTGACTTCGTCTATGCCGTCTGGACCATCATAGAGAGTCCAGTAGTAGAACTCCTTGCCGTCTGCAGCGAAGTGGTTGTTAATTTCGATCTTCATTGAATGCCACTGGTTTCACGCCATAGTCAACTGTGTTGAAGAGGTTTCTATCAATGCTGCGACCACCGAGGCGACGGTACGAGTAGACCTCGCCCAAGAACTTGATGCGTTCATTCTGCTCAGGTATTCTGCCTATCTTTTTGAACTGGCGGCGAAGGAACCACAGGTGCCCGAGAAACACGGACTCACCGAAAGGTGTCGGTGTCACGATGAGGTTCACAAGGAGCACAGTGTCAAGGTCGCGGCGCTTCTCATGGCGGCGGTACTCCTTGACTCTGCCCGAAACCTCCACCAGAGTTCCCTCCAACAGACGCAGGTCGTCTCTGCGTCGTATGACTGAACTCACATTGCCACACCTCATTGCTGACTTGAGCATAGGTCGGGGGTCGTCAAGGTAAAGCATGCGTTCAGACGGTGGTTTCAAACCTTGGTGTAACCGGTGATCACCGAGCATCTTCATCATCATGTTCATCACGCCACTGAAGAGTGTTCGCTGCGCAACACAGGGTTACGGAAACTGGACAACGTCTAGAAGTCAAGTGGGTAAAATCGACGCAGAGAAACTAACCAACTATGGCAATCGGCAAAGACACATTCGACCTGACGAAAAAGGACTACACCGCCAAACTCGGTCGCATCATCAGCAACCATCGCGCGAACAGCAAACTGATTGGCGAACCTGCCGAGTTCGTTCTTCGCTCATGCAGACTGACTGAAACGTGGGAGAAACTCGCCCGCGACCCTGACGTTGTCGTGTATCTGCGCAACGTTGACATTGCCGGTGGTCGCAAGGTGAAGATGCTGTCACTTGAGAGAGGTGGCACGAAGCAACCGATCTCAAAGAGCAAACTCGTTGATGCGTTGTACCCGGTCAAGAAGATCGCGACGACAGCAACTGTCGAGGAGAAGCACTACAATGCCGTCAAGAGTGCGATGCGTAACGCAGTCCACTTCCAACTCAAGTCATTCCGCGACGCAGTGCAACTGCCGTGCGTCTGCACCATCACCGGCAAGTACATCCGTCCCGGCATGCGCACGGACGTTGATCACATCGGCACGTCATTCTCGGAGTTGGCAGATCGCTTCGTTGCCCTCAAGAAGTTGACGTATGCGGATATCGCCCTGCAAGGACCGCCAACCGGCAAGCACTTCAAAGACAAGCAACTGTGGGTTGAGTGGGAGGCATATCATCTTGCGTTCGCTCGCTTCGCTCTTGTGTGCGCCAGTGCCAACCGCAGCAAGGGCAGCGAGGGGTACAAAACTCCCGAGGAGTTGTACGGGTCGTTCAAGGCAGAGGACCCAGAAACCCTGTCGCTAGACTTCTGATTCGCGCAGCGAATCTTAGAAGGTCACACCGGCAACCTTCCACCACTGCAGACCCTGAAAGAAGTAAAAATTGCCAGAGGTGTCAAACGCAACCTGGTTGTCGTTGCCAGGGTCACTTGAGTTCGTGGGTGCTGCGACGACTGTTGCAACGGTTGCCCAACCGAGGTTGCCTCCACCATCCGTGTCAATGACTTGCCCGGTGGCACCGTCTACTGAAGGGTAGTTGAGTCCTGCTGACACCAACCCCGCCACATCAATGACGTTCGTTGTGGTTGCCCCGGCATCAGTAACTTCTTGCAGGTCCTGTGCAGGGAATGTCTGAGTGCCGCTGAAGGCAATATCCCCAGTCATTGTGCCCCCGGTGAGAGGCAAGTAAAGGGTATCTGTGTACGCTGTGTCGAGGGCGATGGTTCCGGAAGTTGTGATTGTGCCGCCTGTTAGTCCTGTCCCTGCAGTAATATCGGTGACGGTGCCACCAGCACTCGAGGCAATCGGGACATCGACAGCGGACGTGATTCGCCCTTGAGCATCCACACAGATCGCGGGAACATTGAGGGAGTCACCGTAGCAACCAGGGGTCACCGTCGTTGCCGCCCCGAGCAACCTCCAAGTTTGAGTGGCAGACTCCCACTGATACTGACTCTGCCCCGGTAACGGCGAAGTCGGGTAGAGGTCTCCGTTGTTGGGTGTTGGCGGGAAACTTAAGAGGGCCACTTGCTGTCGTTCGTCTTGCGTTGAGTGGTTTTACCCTGTTGCGGTGAGCGAGACTAGAGCCCTAACAATTCTTTAAGTTCATTCACTGTTAAGCCCGCTGAGGCGAGTTTTTGTTCCGGGGTTGCTTTTTGCGGTGCGGGGGGCTCTTCATATTCATTAGCAATTTTTCCGGATAAAAGAAATTCATCGTAATCCCTATTACCTTTAACTGTAGGGATACAGGCGTGATCATTTCGCACCAGAATTGTTTTTTCAGTGTTGGCCCAAGAGTAAGTGTAGTTCATTGTTAAGTCAGAGTTCAGCATCAGCAGTCCAAGCAGC